TAAGGGTTATAAGGTAAAACATATCTGCCTTCCTGCTACTGCAAGAAAGAAAGTTGATAAACAATGTGTCAAACCCAAGAGTTTGTTAAAGTATTATAAGAAACAAAAAGGATATCTTGATCCATTAAGACTTAATACAAGAGCATTAGGTGATTTAGAGATAAGTTTAGGTCAATATGGTTATCTATCACAAGTGCAGCAAAACCCAACATTAGCAGAGAAAGGGATGTTTCAGGTCAATAAGATTAATATTGTTGATTTAGATGCTTTTAATATAAATCCCAAATTAATAAGAACTGTGAGATATTGGGATAAAGCTGGTACTCAAGATGGTGGTAAGTTTACAGCAGGGGTAAAAATAGCTTCTTTAACACAAGGAAGATTTATTGTTCTTGATGTAGTAAGGGGTAGGTGGAGAGCATCAAAGAGAGAAAATGAAATTGAGAATACAAGTGTAGATGATGGAAATAAGATAACACAAGTAGTAGAGCAAGAACCAGGGTCAGGTGGTAAAGAATCAGCAGAGAATACAGTAGCGAGATTGAATAAGTTAAATTTAAAGTGCTTGAAGGATAGACCCACAGGTGATAAAATATATAGGGCTGATCCTTGGAGTGTTGTTTGGAACAGAGGTAATGTTTATTTAGTTAAAGCGGATTGGAATACAGATTTTATAGATGAGCATAAAAGATTTCCTGGTGGAACAAGGACTTTAAAGGATCAAGTAGATGCTTCCAGTGGAGCTTATGGTATTTTGACATCAGGTGGAAAGATTGGGACATGGTAGTGGTGTATTTTTTAAGGTTAAAAATTAAACTGATAGCTACCTATGTGTTTTTTTATTAAGTCATTAAGAATGGCTGTTTTTAAGGGTTTATTACCTTAAATTGATACTATTTTGTCATATTGTTAGATATTGCTTGACATTATCTAAAACATCTGTTTTAACTGAAGTTAAAAATACTTCTTAACTTTGTTTAACTGGGGGATGTTTGAATGGTAAAAGGTTTAGAGAAATTTCAAAATATTGAAGTAAGGAAATTAAAATTAAAGAGAAAATTCAGACTTAATCCTCCTGTTTGGACGGATATGGTTGGGGATCTTTTTGGTAAAAGATTAGCATCTTCTTCTGGTAAAGTAGATTATGATTATGATGAAAATGCTATTAAGTTTCAATCAGGTGGTAATATTAACACAGCAAATGATAGAGTTGGTGCAAATCTTGAAATAAATCATGAAAGAAAAGTTGGTACAGCTATATTATTTAAACCCCATATTCATTGGTTTCAAGCAATAGCAAGTGGGGTTGCAGTTCCTTTCATTCTTACCATGAGATACCGTTTACAACGCAATGGGGCAGCAAAATTAGCTACTTGGACAACAGTAACCTGTAAAGTGGGTGTAGGTGGTGATGATATATTTGACTTTACAGGTGAAGTAGATGGTACATATAACCAATTAAGTCGTTTTCCCAATATAATTGTAACTTGTGGGCTTAGTGATACTTTGCAGTTTCAAATGACAAGAACAGATAGTGAGTCTGGTGATATGCTTGTTTACTTCATGGACATACATGGGATGATTGACTCCTTTGGATCAGAAGAGGAGATAGCTAAGTTATGATAAAGAAAAAAATCAGTAATAAGGTATTTAATGATCAAATAATGAGACTTAATGCTATAACCCAAAGGATGAAATATGCTGAAACTTTGGGTCAAACCTATGGTGGTGATAGGGATCTTTATCAAGCATTAGGTTATAAAGTAGAACTTGAGTATAAAGATTATTATCAGATGTATAAAAGAGGTGATATTTCTAAAGTTATTATAGATAAACCAGCAGAAGCTTTATGGGGAAATCCTCCTAAAATAAGTGAATCAGATCAAGAAGTAATAGATAAGGATGAGAATAGTTTAAACAATCAGTGGAAAAAGTTGGTAAAGGACTTTAATTTATATTCTCAAATACTAAGACTTGATAAGCTGTTAGGTTTAGGTAAATATGCTATTTTATTTTTTGGTTTTGATGATAGTATAGATATGTCAAAGCCTTTGAATACAGATAGTGAACATGAGCTGTTATATATAAAACCTTATAGTGAAGATTCAGCAAAAATAAGATCATTTGTTACAAAAACAACAGACCCCCGATATGGCCTTCCTTTAATGTATGAAATTCAAAGCTTAAATCCAAGTACTAATACTCATAACGCTACTATTAATGTTCATCATTCCAGAGTCCTTCATGTAGTAGAGAATCCTTTAGAGAATCAAGTATTTGGTACACCCAGATTAGAGGTTTTATTTAATAGACTTCAAGATTTACAAAAACTCCTTGGTGGTAGTGCTGAAATGTTCTGGAGGGGTGCAAGACCAGGATATGTAGCAAAAGCAGAGAAAGATGCTTCTTTTGGTGATATAAGTGCTGAGGATATGAAAGATCAATTTGATGAATTTGAACATAATCTTAGAAGGTGGTTAACTGTACAAGGTGTTGAAGTAAAAGAACTTGCTCCACAGGTATCTTCCCCTAAAGATCATATAGATGTACAGCTTACTATGATTTCAATAGCTACAGGTATTCCAAAAAGAATCTTAACAGGTTCAGAAAGGGGTGAACTTGCAAGTACACAGGATGAAAAGATTTGGAACAATCTCATTAAAGATAGAATGTCTGTATTTGCTGAACCCCAAATACTAAGACCTTTAATTGATAAATTAATTGATTGTGGTATGATAAAAACAGAAAAAGAAGATTATATCTTAACATGGCCTAAGATGTCAGCTATGGGTGAGAAGGAAAAAGCTGATATTGCTAAAATGAGAGCACAGGCAATTAAAGAGTATCTTACAACTCCTGGATCAGATATGTTAGTACCCCCTGAGATATGGTTAAGAGATGAATTTGGTTATACAGAGGTACAAATTGCTGATATAGAGGCTATAGTGGGTGATTTTAAGAATATTGTACCTCAAGAAGAAGATGATGATACTGAAGATGATATAATTGATCCATTAACTAATGTTATTGCTAATATTGAAAAAGAAAAGGATGCTGCTTAATGCCTAACGAGATTTCATCAGCTTTCAGAGCAGACCCTACGAGAACTTTAATGTTGCGTCGTAAATACTCTGCTGCCTTATATAAAAGGTTCAGAAAATTAAAAGGTGATATAAGAACATCTTTAGTTACAAATGATGCTTTTGGATTAAGAGTAAATATCCCATTAAGTGCAAGACAGTTTGTTTTTCAAAGAGATCCAGAAAAGGTGGAATCTTTTTTAATTTGGTTACAGAAACAAGTTGATGATGGTATATTAGAAGCTTACTTTGGTAATCAGTTAGGATCACCAATAGAAAATTCATGGGCAAATATCTATATAAGACAAGCTTATGAGAAAGGTATTAATAGAGCTCAAGTTGAAATGAAAACTGCTGGTTACTTAATACCAGAAACAGCAAGTGTAGCAACAGCTATGCAAGTTCCTTTTCATATAGATAGGGTTGGTCTTTTATACACAAGAAATTTTACATCATTAAAAGGTATAACAGATGAGATGTCAAAACAAATATCAATAGTTTTGGCAGAAGGTATGGCAACTGGAAAAGGTCCAGTTGAAATAGCTAATATCATTAATGATAGAGTTGATAAAATAGGAATAACAAGGGCAAGGGCTCTTGCGAGAACTGAAACAGTGAGATCTCACCACATGGGAATGGTACAGGAGATGAGAAATTGGGGTGTTGTGGGTGTTAAAGTTCTTGCTGAGTGGGTTACTGCTGGGGATGGACGAGTATGTTCTCTTTGTAAACCTTTAAATGGAAAAGTATTTACATTAGATAAAGTGGAGTTTTTAATTCCTCGTCATGTAAATTGCCGTTGTATTATAATTCCTCTCGATGTTACAGATAATGAAAAGTTAAAAAGAAAAATAGAAAAACAAGCAGCATAAATAGTAATAGGAGAAAGATCATGAATAAGTTTTTTAAAAAAGTGTTAAGGGCAATAAGCGTTTTAAGTGTATTGATTATTTTGGTAATAGGGCTTGTATTTACCCCCTCTTTTTCATTTGCTGCAAATTCACAAGCTACACATAACAATTATGAATATGCCACTGTAGATACAGCCCCAGGGGCAAGTGGTTATGGAACTAATGAGGTAAAGGTAAGAAAGAAATCAAGTAGACAAAACCAACAGGTATGGTTTAGTATCAGGGGAACAGGTGTAATGACAGTAACATTACAGTTTAAATGTACAGGTGATTCTGATTATACTGATTATGAGGATTATACTGGTACTGAGCGTAAAGTTGTAGATGGGGGGGCTTCTGGTGTAGTATGGAGAGCTATTGTTAAAGACGGGGGACATACGAGTGGTTCTAAGACTTTTGGTTTTGATTGGTAAGCTTTGGTAAGATGTGTTAAAATAAATCAATAGGTATTAATAGGGTATGTTATGAAAAGATTTATAAGAAATTTACTTTTATCTGGTTTACTTGTATTATTTTCTTTTAGTGTAGCTGA